ATCAACTGATACACACTCATGTTCAGCAAGTCAATTTTGAAGTAGCCACGCTGTTCTGCTGACTCGTAATCAATGGCAGCACAGCCGTGTTCAGGATCTTGTGGAATGTCTGTAATGTAGATGCCTGAATTGTGCTTGCGTGGCCGACCATCTACTACCTGCCTGGCAGGTGTGTGACGGATCAGTTCTAGTATTTTACTTCGATCCGGGACGTCAATGTCAATGTCTGCGCTCATGTTCTACACAATGCCAGAATGGTTTTTAATTGTTGTTCAGATTCCCATACTGCGTTCAATGCATCTGCCACAGCAGGGTACTGTTCGGCCATGGCACGTGCTTCTCGTTCTGCCCGCATCTTTTCACGTGCCCAGTTCATGATCTCTTCTGCTTCTACACTAAGACCTACATTGGCACTACTGCCCGTGGCCAACCACGATGAGCCATCATACACTTGCACCTGCTGGTTGTGATATCGCATCATGCCTGCACTGGGGCTACCGGGATTGATGTAAGGCCCGCTCACTGCACTAGTCACTGTGACAAAAGCACTATTTGAATAAACGTTTGTGATCATATTACCATCCTGCTTGTTTTAATATTTCTCGTGCGTATTCAGCATCTGCGGCATAGTCTGCAAACTTCTTTTGCCATATGTCTGAATCTATATAAGGCCATATCATGGCCACTTGGTCTGCTGTGAGTTCACCCAAAAACTTCTGCCCTGACTCACAGTTGTATATCACCCAAGGACTAATGCGTCCTGTTGTGACAGCATAGCACATGGCATGAGTGCTGCCATAACGCAAACAATCATTGGGCGGTGCTGAGTGAGTCTCACTCCAGTCTATACCAAACTCCACTGCTCGTGCCAATGCATCTGCCACGGCTTCAACTTTCAAATAGTCCAACAAATACTCAGTGTAGATTTTATCACTAGCCCAGTTATCAATTTTCTTATTGTGTTTCAGCAACCACTCTGTGAACTGTCTAGGATTAATTGCCCGAGTGCCCACACAGTATCTGCCAAACTTTACAAAGGCTCGGTAGTAAGGTGAATCTGCAAAGTCATCAAATGTTTTGAGCTTGGCCGAACCTTGTGCAATCTCATAAAATCTCAAGTAGGATTGAAAGCCCAGTTCAACACCACGCTCACTGCGTTCTGATCTGCGGCGCTTGGGCTCACACAAATGCACCACAAGACTTTCTGCACGTCTGAATGTTTTCTTGCAGTAGACGCAAGTGAGTTCACTTAGTGTCTCGGCCATGGTCTCGGATATATTGATCAAGTTCTTTCTTGGTTGTGATCGTGGCCAGCATGGCTATTTCATCTTGTTTGTGGGTGGGAAATAACTCTGCCAGTTGCTTTCTAATAGCACTGGCACCTGCACCAGTTTCTTTTTTCTTGGGGGAAATCCAGTTGTGTCTGGGTGTGCCCATGTCTGGACTTACTGTTGTGGCACACAGCCATTGCAGTTCGGGATGCCGGCTGATGTTGAAAAAGTGCTTGTTCAGTCGTTCATTGGTGGAAATCAAATAAAACTCTTGCAAGTCCCGTGAACCATCTACACAGCTGGCCCAACGAATCATGAGATAGTTTGAAAACTTTTTGCGTTCTTCATCTGTGAGTTCGCGATAGAAGTTTCTGTTTTTGCGATCCAGTTGTCGCATCTCATTGGCAATGTTTAGTTTATCGCTCACTTGTCTACCTTGATCAACTTGTATATCATTATAGCACGTTCCAAGGCATCTTGTAAAGCAGGCGTGGTTTTGGCCAGGCGATGTATGTCCGCCCACATTTTATTTTCCATCAGATGGTCATGCAAGGGTCTACCATCTGACGTTCTACTATCGTAATCAACATGATGCCCATTTACAGGATCATATGCATAGCCCATCAACTGCCGAGTACTAGGGTCGGCCCCAGACTCTCGGGCATACACTTCATTGCCGTTGCGTTCGTAGATATAAGTGGCGTCGGGCTTAAGAGTTCCCATATCGGTAGCCATATTGAGTGTGTGCCCAGCGTAGAAATCGTTCCAATCCTTGCTGATCTTCGGGATAACTTTCCAGATAAATTTTTACCATGCGAGTCAAGTTTTCAAACAGTTGTGGTTCAGTATAAGGCATGTATCACCATGATTTGTTGTAGTCTACTATCTCACAGTTGCGGCTGATGTCTTTCACAAAGTACACACAGTCAGGATCTGGATCATTGTTTAAGGGCACAGCCAGCAACTGCCCATTCTTTAGTTTGGGTGCGTACCACGACACTTCGTGGTACACATCCAAGATTTCAATGTCTGGAAAGCTGGGACGGAAACTTGTGAGTGGGTTGAATTGAAATACTCGGAATCCACGATCATTAATTGATGTAAGTGGCAACACTTCTAAATCACCTATTTCGGGTTCACCGATCAGTATCTGCCAATCCATGGGCATCTTGATAGTGTTTTCTCCAATGCGTAGCACCAAGGCAGGTGCATTAAAGCTCTCCAAAAAGATTAGTGGAATGAAATGATAGTCAGGTTCTTGTGGATTGGAATTGTCCAGTATGGCAAACCGCATGTCATCCACTTCTTCGGGCAAATGATCTAGGTCGTAATGGACATTGTCTAAAGTTAATATTCGCATGTTGTTATAATACAGGATTTTGCATCAAAAGTCAAGTGCTTCGAACAAGCCTTGATGGTGATGCTGCACCATGAACTGGTCTTGTTGCTGAGCATATATGTTTGTGTACATTTTGGGCCACTGTGTGTTGTGTAGCCCGATCAGTATGATAGGGATTGTCATCGTCGATGGTACCTTTGATCACATAGTCAAACATGGGTTGTCCTATAGCAGATTTCATATTGATGGGTATGATGCCAGCTTTTTCAGCTGCTGCATGCCAATGAGAAAAACCCCAACTGTCAATTTCTTGCTGAAAACCTTCATCATGTAAGTGTGCAATGTAAAACTTTACTGCCAGCAATTGATTTTCAGTCAAATTCAGTGCCCCATCTTTGTGATCTAGCCCTTCTTTTACTGTGCTCAGTATTGAGGCCTTGTTTTCAGGATGTTGAACGCCGTTGGCCGAAGTGTACTCAGCATTGTGTCCCACCCATTCACAATAACTGCTTTCATCTGTCACAAACGGATAAACAAAATTTTTCAAACCGTTGTCAAGGTAGAATCCGTCTCTTAACACCAGATTAATTCTGCTACTCCAGGTGTTATGATACAACAAAAATCTACAACCTATCTCAATTGCTTCACGCATTTGAAAACAAATTCCTGCGTTGCTCATGGCTCCACGTGCCAGACACAGTACTTTGTAGCCGTAGATGTCTTGCAACAACTGACTGTAATGGTCTCTCACTCCGTCACGGGGATTGCCTTTGTACAGAGCTGAACTGTAACTGTCACCACACACTATGATATCATACTTCATCCCAGTTTCATCCAATCTAGTTTTTCTTGTGTAAACGGATAGTTGGCTTCTCGATAGAACTGTTTGCGCTTGGTCAAGTGGCGCTTGGCAAACTTGCAGGTTGAGGTTATGTCCCAGATTTGAACATGGTCTTTGTCTTCTGCTCGACGTATGCCACGACCGATTGACTGAATAACACGCACAAAACTTTTACCAGGTTCAACAAGCACAAGATTAAAAATCCTAGGAATATTAATACCCACGGCAGCAACGCCATAAGTTGCCACAATAATTTTATCGGTTGCATCAGCCACTTCATCATATTCTGCTTGCCTTTTTGATCCTTTGGTTGCTCCGGATACAAACACTGCTCGGTCCCCAAGTCTTGCAACTAACTGTCTACCGCACTCGGTACGATCCACAAGTACCAGGGTGTTGCCAGTTTCGTTTACACGGCGTACAAGATCGGCCATGGTATCCAGTCTGCCAGACTCTTCCAACAAGTACTTGAGTTCACTTTGATAGTCTTTGTACTCCACGTGATCGATCAACTGCACAATGTTCACATGACAGTTGGCCAATACACCCTGTTGTTGCAGTTCGCTGGCACTGAGCCGGCCAATCACAGGACCAAGGCTGACCAGCAGTGCTTGGCTTTCAAACTTTTCTTTGGGCACAGTTCCAGTCAATCCCCAGCGAATTGGCACCCTAGCCATGACACCTGTTAACAGTGTTTTCAATGCATCCGCTTTGGCCATGTGTACTTCGTCCACAATCACGCACACAACATCTTCCAGGAACTCACCTATGGTACAGTCGCCCACACCTGCTTTGGTGTTCTTTAACAGGTTGTTTAGACTCTGCCATGTGCATATGGTATGTGTGCGTCCGTATTCTTTTCTGTCGCCAAAATACACGCCAACATCTTGTTGCATGTTGATATAGTCTGCTTCGGTCTGTGTCACAAGACTTTTGTTGGGTACAATAACAATACTGCGTCCATAAGGTGCCACAGCATTGCTCAGGGCCGCTGTCATGATTGTTTTGCCTGCACCTGTGGCCACTTCCTGTATGCATTGTGGGTTGGCCAGAAAGTTGTTGATGATTTCCACTTGGTAGTCACGCAACATGATGGGTTCGCCTGCAGCCGGATGTGTTTTGGGCCAGACTACATGTGCAAAACTTGTTTCAGTCACCTGTTCAAAGTTGAATGCGTTTGAGTAGTCGCGTTGGTCATCTAGTTCAATATCATAGTCAAACTTTTCAAGTATGGGCATGATCTCAGGCAACAAATTCACATAAGTTGACCCGCCAAGTTGGAAGTATGCCACCTTGCCGTCCCAACGTCCCAGTCGCACTGCTGGCAAATAACGTGCAGCAGGGTTTTCATATTTGAAAGCATTGACTAGTGCCTTGCGAGCATCCAAGTCCAGGCCTTCAATCTTGATGTTTACTTCGTCACGTATTTGTATGGTACAGCGTTTCATATGTATTGAGCCATGTCAGGGAATACCTGTTTAAAATTTAGTTCACGGTACCGGTCGTGTTCTTGCAAGTACCGTTTGAAGTCTGCGAGATGCTTGCTGTTGTCTGTGTTCTCAATCAAGCCTGCCCAAGTTTGTACTTCAGGATACTGACTGGTTTTTAGCTTGTCCACAATAGTCTGACGAGCACTCTTGCACCAAACTGTGGGAGTCATATGTGGAGGATTGTGTACACGACCCAACCAAGGCGTAGGCAGTCCTGTATTATAACACCACGTAAAGAATTCGTCAAGGTAATAGATGTTGTACGCACTCACAGTGTGACTCACGCTGAGACGAAAGTTTGGCAAGGTTTGGCACCCCAGATATCGCTGAATATTGGGCTGTATCTGATTCCAATCACCTGGATATCGAATGTAATTGTATCTCTCACCCACACCATCAATGCTCAACTGCATGTCAATTTCTCGGAAGTGTTGCCACAAATCCCACCATTCCTGATCAGGCCAAGTGGTCACATTGGTGGTGTAGTGCAGTGTGATGTTGCCGGCTTGTTTGGCGTCAACATAGTGTTGCAACAGTGCTTTCTGTTCGGCCACACCACTAAGAAAAGGTTCTCCGCCAGGTATGTCAATGTGTATCAACTGCGGTGCCGATTGTACAAAGTCTTGTACAAAATCATCTTTGTAAAAATGAAAATTCTTTATGTCTTTGAGATAAATGGTTTGGTATTCATGGCGCCAACGACTGCTACTATGTGGTCCACATGTGATGCAAGTGAGATTGCAAGTGTTACCAAATGCTATGCTGGCTGTAATAACCCCATCCTGTTCAAGATTGTAGTCAGCATAGTGTTGTTGCCAGCGAGCAAAATCCAATTGTCGTTTGCTTTGAATGTTGTTGTCTTCTTCAATTCGACATCGTGTACATCCTGCTGGCCAATGTCCTGCACGAAAATCTTGTTGTACGGATTGCAAAAAGGCACTGTCCTGATATTCGTGTACAGTGTGTGTACTGATGTTGAATTTTTGATTGTAAGATTCAGTAAGAAACTTACAACAAGGAGAGATATCGCCCATGGGACTGACGTCAATATTGGTCCAAGGAGAAAAGCAAAAAGGCATTGTGTATATAGTAGCACATGCACAAACAAAAGTCAAAAAAACAGGGACCGGAGTCCCTGTTGTAAAGCCCGGGGCGGAGCCAACCAATCCCCGGGGTAAAACTAATTAGGCACTCTTCATACATGTAGTCTCAGCCATGCGTTTCCAGTTGCCTTCAAAGCTCTTGCGCAAGTCTGCAATCTTCAGCGCCATGCGCAGGCTCATCTCACGCAGGCGATTTTGGTTTGCTTCCATGAACTCAACAATCTCGTCTTGCACACAGGGTTCAAAATCATACTCTTGGAACAACACACCGTCCTTGGCAATTTGTTTGATACGCAACACTTTGTCACGCATGGTGTCAAGTGTCAAGTCCAAGTAGTGACAGCGTGATTGCAGTGCATCCAAGTGATCACGCAACTTTTGGCTCTTCATGCCATCAAACTTCAAGTTGGTAATAAAAATTACCGAACCTTTGAACTCGAAACGATCTGGGATGCCTTCACGGCGCAGAGCACTGGATTCACTCAACCATGAAATGGTACGCTTTTTACCTGAATCCAAGGCACCCTTCAGCAAGTTCAAGGCCACGTCGTCAAGCAAAATGCTGTCACAGTCATCAAACACCAGCACACAATTTGAGTCTGAGTATTTGTACAGGGTTTGGTACAAACCAATAGGTGTTGCACTACCTTTGACCACTTCTGCACGAAGTCGCTTGCCTGCCAATTTGTCAAACAAGGTAGCCTTTTCAATCTCTTGCTCAACGCCAAACGATTTGCCAACTCCAGGAGGACCTGACACAATCATGGCACGGATGTCACCGTTGACACAGGCCTTTGTCATCTCATGCAAGATGTCAAAACGCTCACGAATACGTGTCATGATTTGTTCTTCTGTCTCTGCTTCTGCTTGGGGGGCAACGAATGCCACTGTATTTTCTTTGCTCACTGCTTCTCCATTGACATACTCGATGTCGCTAATGTTGTTGACTTTGATACGGATGGTGTCGGGGCAGTTGGGAAATGCGCCGTTGTTTTCTACTGTCACAAAATTACCTTTAGCACCAGATTGGAAACCTGACACAAGATTGAAAGCAATGTTGCGCACGGGTCGGTTGCGATACTCACCTTTGATAACACGAATTGCACTCATTGTTGGCTCCTTTGAAATGCGGTTGTTTACTGTTTATGTCTCTATTATAGCAAATGTTGAATTAATGGTCAACCGGGGCAAACAATGCTTGACCTTGTTGCATAAAAACAACAAACGCTTCCATTGTGCGCTCACTGTATACCATGCGGCCGTTTTTTTGAATGTCTTGCAGTGTTTCCAACAAGGGCATGCCCAGAAAGTCTGCTTCTTTTTGGATTTGTTTAATTGCTGTGGTGATCTGCATTGTGGCTCCTTTTTGCTTTGTATGCCATTATTATAGCATTTT